TATTCTTTATCAATGGACAATATATGGAACACGAAGCTGTTACAATTAGACAAGAAGATTCAAATTTAAAATTGTATATTGATAGTGCAAGTTTAGGAATGGAATTTGATGCAGATGATGAAATAGTTGGATGGGGTAAGTTTACTATATAATATGATATTTATGTATGAGAGAAATAATTGGAATAAATAATGGCCAAAATTGAAGAAAAACAATTAGATGACGTTCTTATAGCGGGAATGAGTGGAACAAGTGGTTCTTCTGGTTCTTCTGGTTCCAGTGGCTCAAGTGGCTCAAGTGGAACAAGTGGAACAAGTGGAAGTTCTGGTTCAAGTGGAAGTAGTGGTTCGTCTGGAACAAGTGGAACAAGTGGTTCGTCTGGTTCCAGTGGAAGCAGTGGTTCGTCTGGCACCGATGGAACTTCGGGTACTGATGGAACTTCGGGTACTGATGGAACAAGTGGAAGTTCTGGTTCAAGTGGAAGTAGTGGTTCGTCTGGAACAAGTGGCACAAGTGGTTCTTCAGGTTCAAGTGGAAGTTCTGGTTCCAGTGGTTCAAGTGGAACAAGTGGAACTGATGGAACAAGTGGCTCGTCAGGCTCAAGTGGAACTGATGGTACAAGTGGTTCCAGTGGAAGTTCGGGTTCCAGTGGTTCCAGTGGTTCGAGTGGTACAGACGGAACAAGTGGAAGTAGTGGGTCTTCAGGTTCAAGTGGTTCAAGTGGTTCGTCTGGAACAAGTGGAACAAGTGGTTCTTCAGGTTCCAGTGGTTCAAGTGGAACTGATGGAACAAGTGGAACTGATGGAACGTCTGGTACAGACGGAACAAGTGGAACTGATGGAACAAGTGGCTCGTCAGGGTCAAGTGGGTCAAGTGGAAGTTCTGGAACGGATGGAACAAGTGGGTCAAGTGGAAGTTCTGGAACGGATGGAACAAGTGGCGTATCCGATACCTATGTTACAACATCTTCTACAAGTGTAGCTATACCAACATCACACCCAACCACAGTAACAATTACTGTTGGTACTGGACTTGGATGGAGTACAGGTCAAAAATCTCTTGTAGCTAAAACAGGTGACGCGTCAAAAAGATTTTTAATGGAAGTAACCAGTTATAATACTGGTACAGGAGTTTTANTAGGTGANTCNGAATCAAATANTGGTACTGGTACTATTGATACATGGTCTGTAAATTTAGAAGGTGTTGCAGGAGATGATGGAACATCTGGTTCTTCAGGTTCAAGTGGAACTGATGGTACAAGTGGAACTGATGGTACATCTGGTACAGATGGTACGAGTGGTTCGTCAGGTTCAAGTGGTTCAAGTGGTTCAAGTGGGTCTTCAGGAACTGATGGTACAAGTGGTTCCAGTGGAAGTTCAGGTTCAAGTGGTTCCAGTGGTTCGAGTGGTACAGACGGAACAAGTGGAAGTAGTGGTTCTTCAGGTTCTTCAGGTTCAAGTGGAACTGATGGTACATCTGGTACAGATGGAACAAGTGGTTCAAGTGGTTCAAGTGGAACGAGTGGTTCAAGTGGTTCGAGTGGCTCAAGTGGAAGTTCAGGTTCAAGTGGTACAGACGGAACAAGTGGAACTGATGGAACAAGTGGAACTGATGGAACAAGTGGAAGTAGTGGTTCGTCAGGTTCAAGTGGTTCAAGTGGAACTGATGGTACATCAGGTTCAAGTGGTAGTTCTGGTTCCAGTGGTTCAAGTGGTACTGATGGAACTTCTGGTTCAAGTGGGTCTTCTGGTTCAAGTGGTTCAAGTGGTTTAGACGGAAACTTTGGTGGAGCTTCATTTGAATATGATTTTGAAGCAACATTTACTTCAGATTCAGACCCAGGCACTGGGATGTTACGATTAAGTAGTGCTACACAAAATACTGCTACTGAAATTTATATAGATGATACTGATGTAAATTCTACTGATATACAAAGTTATATGCGTACCATTGACGATAGTACATCAACTTTAAAAGGTCATGTAAAGATTTCAAAAAAATTCTCTACTGGTGAATTTTTATTATTTACTATAACAGATTTAACAGAAAATTCTGGTTATTTTACTATAGCCGTTACTAATGTAGATTATTCAACGGCATCACCATTTGGTGATAATGATGATATAATAGCTACCTTTGCTAGAACTGGTGATAAAGGTGATACAGGCGAGGCAGGAACAAGTGGAACTGATGGAACGTCAGGTTCAAGTGGTTCATCTGGTTCAAGTGGTTCCAGTGGAACTGATGGAACAAGTGGTTCGAGTGGTTCGAGTGGAAGCTCAGGTTCGAGTGGTTCAAGTGGAACTGATGGAACTTCTGGTACAGACGGAACAAGTGGTTCGTCTGGCTCAAGTGGTACAAGTGGTTCAAGCGGAACAAGTGGTTCTTCTGGTTCTTCTGGTTCTTCAGGTTCCAGTGGTTCAAGTGGAACTGATGGTACATCTGGTACAGATGGTACAAGTGGAACTGATGGAACTTCAGGTACAGATGGAACAAGTGGTTCAAGTGGAAGTTCGGGTTCAAGTGGGTCAAGTGGAACAAGTGGCTCGAGTGGTTCAAGTGGAAGCTCAGGTTCCAGTGGTTCAAGTGGAACTGATGGAACAAGTGGTTCGTCAGGTTCATCTGGCTCAAGTGGTTCAAGTGGTTCAAGTGGTTTAACTGGTGATGCGTATGAAACTACATCTTCTACAAGTGTAGCTATACCAACATCACATCCAACTACTGTTACAATAACAATTGGAACTGGTTTACAATGGACGATTGGTCAGACTGCTCTTGTAGCGTATACAAATTTAAAGAAATTTCAAGGTTCAGTAAGTGCATATAATAGTGTAACGGGAGTTGTGGAATTAGCTTCTACATCAAATACTGGTACGGGTACTTATGATGATTGGGAAGTAAATCTTGGTGGTGTTGAAGGGCCAGCAGGAACAAGTGGTTCTTCAGGTTCAAGTGGTTCAAGTGGAACTGATGGAACTTCGGGTACAGACGGAACAAGTGGTTCGTCAGGTTCAAGTGGAAGTTCGGGTTCAAGTGGAACAAGTGGAAGTTCTGGAACTGATGGAACAAGTGGTTCGTCTGGTTCAAGTGGTTCAAGTGGAACTGATGGAACTTCTGGTACAGACGGAACAAGTGGTTCCAGTGGTTCAAGTGGAACAAGTGGCTCGAGTGGTTCAAGTGGAAGCTCAGGTTCCAGTGGTTCAAGTGGAACAAGTGGAACTGATGGAACAAGTGGTTCTTCAGGTTCAAGTGGTTCAAGTGGTTCAAGTGGTACAGATGGAACAAGTGGGTCTTCTGGTTCAAGTGGTTCAAGTGGAAGTTCTGGAACAAGTGGTTCAAGTGGCTCGTCAGGTTCATCAGGTACAAGTGGTTCGTCTGGAACTGATGGAACAAGTGGAACTGATGGAACAAGTGGAAGTAGTGGTTCGTCAGGTTCAAGTGGGTCTTCAGGAACTGATGGTACATCTGGAACTGATGGAACAAGTGGTTCTTCGGGTTCAAGTGGAAGTTCGGGTTCAAGTGGAAGTTCGGGTTCAAGTGGAACTGCTGGTACATCTGGTTCAAGTGGGTCGTCAGGTTCTTCAGGTTCAAGTGGAACTGATGGAACTTCGGGTACTGATGGAACAAGTGGCTCAAGTGGCTCAAGTGGAACTGATGGAACAAGTGGAAGTAGTGGTTCTTCAGGTTCCAGTGGCTCGTCAGGTTCAAGTGGTTCATCTGGTTCCAGTGGTTCAAGTGGTGTAGATGGAAACTTTGGTGGTGTAACATTTGCATATGACTTTGATACATCAACTACAGATAGTGACCCAGGAACTGGTAAACTAAGATTAGATAACGCTACACAAAATACTGCAACAGGTATTTATATAGATGATTCCGATTCGGATGGTACTGATATACAAAGTTATATGCGTACTATTGATGATTCTACAAGTGCTATTAAAGGTCATGTAAAGATTTCAAATAAATTAGACTCAAGTCAATTTATATTATTAACAATTTCAAGTTTAACAGAAAATGCTGGATATTTTGATATTACAGTAAGTGCTGTAGATTCATCTGGTGCTACACCCTTTTCAGATGGTGAAGATGTAATTGTTACCTTTGCTAGAACTGGTGATGCAGGAACAAGTGGTTCTTCAGGTTCAAGTGGGTCAAGTGGTTCAAGTGGAACTGATGGAACAAGTGGAAGTAGTGGTTCCAGTGGTTCGTCTGGTTCAAGTGGAACTGATGGAACAAGTGGAAGTAGTGGTTCTTCAGGTTCAAGTGGGTCAAGTGGTACAGATGGTACATCTGGAACTGATGGAACAAGTGGTTCCAGTGGTTCAAGTGGTTCAAGTGGCTCAAGTGGAAGTAGTGGAACTGATGGAACAAGTGGAAGTAGTGGTTCAAGTGGAAGTAGTGGTTCTTCTGGTTCAAGTGGAACTGATGGAACGAGTGGAAGTAGTGGTTCTTCGGGAACTGATGGTACATCTGGTACAGATGGAACAAGTGGAACTGATGGAACGAGTGGAAGTAGTGGTTCTTCAGGTTCGAGTGGAAGTTCTGGTTCAAGTGGTTCAAGTGGCACGTCAGGTTCTTCAGGTACAGATGGAACAAGTGGTTCAAGTGGAAGTAGTGGTTCTTCAGGTTCNAGTGGTAGTGCTGGTACAAGTGGTGTGTCTGATAAATATGCTTCAACATCTTCTACTTCTAAGGCAATACCAACATCACATCCAACTGCAGTAACAATTACAATAGGTACTGGATTATCGTGGTCTGTTGGTCAATCAGCACTTGTTGCGTCTGATAATGATAATAAATTTGTAGGTGAGGTAACTTCTTATACGACTGGTACTGGTGTACTTGTATTAGATTCTACATCAAATACTGGTACAGGTACATATGATGATTGGGAAGTTAATTTAGAAGGTGCTCCAGGCCCCGCTGGTACAAGTGGTAGTTCTGGTTCATCTGGTTCTTCAGGTTCAAGTGGAACGGATGGTACAAGTGGAAGTTCGGGTTCAAGTGGTTCAAGTGGAAGTTCTGGAACAAGTGGAAGTTCTGGAACAAGTGGTTCAAGTGGTTCCAGTGGTTCAAGTGGAACTGATGGAACTTCAGGTACAGATGGAACAAGTGGTTCAAGTGGTTCCAGTGGCTCAAGTGGGTCAAGTGGAAGTTCAGGTTCCAGTGGAACGGATGGAACAAGTGGAACAAGCGGTTCGAGTGGTTCAAGTGGAAGTAGTGGTTCTTCAGGTTCAAGTGGAACAAGTGGAAGTAGTGGAACAAGTGGTTCAAGTGGAACTGATGGAACAAGTGGAAGTAGTGGTTCTTCAGGTTCCAGTGGCTCGTCAGGTTCAAGTGGCACAAGTGGTACAGATGGAACGTCAGGTTCAAGTGGAAGTAGTGGTTCTTCAGGTTCAAGTGGAACATCTGGCACAAGTGGTTCGAGTGGTTCTTCAGGTTCAAGTGGTTCAAGTGGAACGGATGGTACAAGTGGAACTGATGGCACAAGTGGTTCGTCAGGTTCATCTGGAACAAGTGGTTCAAGTGGAAGTTCAGGTTCCAGTGGTTCAAGTGGAACAAGTGGTTCAAGTGGAACGGATGGTACAAGTGGAAGTTCTGGTTCCAGTGGTTCAAGTGGAACTGATGGTACAAGTGGAACTGATGGAACTGATGGAACGTCAGGTTCAAGTGGTTCAAGTGGTTCATCTGGTTCATCTGGTTCAAGTGGAACGAGTGGTTCAAGTGGTTCAAGTGGAAGTAGTGGTTCTTCAGGTTCAAGTGGAACGAGTGGTTCAAGTGGTTCATCTGGTTCCAGTGGTTCCAGTGGTTCATCTGGGTCAAGTGGCTCAAGTGGTTCAAGTGGTGTAGATGGTAATTTTGGTGGAGCTTCATTTGAGTATGATTTTGCTACAGCTACTTCAATGGTTGACCCAGGAAGTGGTGCTCTAAGACTTAATGACGCAGACCAAAATACAGCTACTAACATAGCTATTGATGAATTAGATGTTAATGGTACAGATATTTCAAGTTATCTTGTTACCATAGATGATTCCACATCTACTATTAAAGGACACGTAAANATTTCAAATAAAACTGATAGTAGTCAGTTTATATTAGCAACAATCTCAAGTCAAACTGATAATACAGGATGGCACACAATTGTTATATCTGTAGTTGATTCATCAGCTACATCACCATTTAGTAATGCAGAAGATATTATAGTTACTTTTGCTAGAACTGGTGATAAGGGTGATTCGGGAACGTCAGGTACTGATGGAACAAGTGGAAGTAGTGGAAGTAGTGGAAGCTCAGGTTCCAGTGGTTCAAGTGGAACTGATGGTACAAGTGGAACTGATGGAACTGATGGAACAAGTGGAAGTAGTGGAACTTCTGGTTCTTCAGGTTCCAGTGGTTCGTCAGGTTCAAGTGGTTCAAGTGGAAGTTCTGGAACAAGTGGTTCAAGCGGAACAAGTGGTTCAAGTGGTTCAAGTGGAAGTTCTGGAACAAGTGGTTCAAGCGGAACAAGTGGTTCAAGTGGTTCAAGTGGAAGTAGTGGTTCTTCAGGTTCAAGTGGAACAAGTGGAAGTAGTGGAACAAGTGGTTCAAGTGGTACTGATGGAACAAGTGGTTCTTCAGGTTCAAGTGGTTCATCTGGTACAAGTGGTTCAAGTGGAACTTCTGGTTCTTCAGGTTCCAGTGGTTCGTCAGGTTCAAGTGGTTCAAGTGGAACTGATGGTACAAGTGGTTCCAGTGGCTCAAGTGGTTCATCTGGTTCAAGCGGTTCAAGCGGAACTGATGGAACAAGTGGCTCAAGTGGTTCAAGTGGTTCAAGTGGTTCTTCAGGTTCAAGTGGTTCAAGTGGTGTAACCGTAAGTGGAACAAGTGGTTCTTCAGGTTCAAGTGGTTCAAGTGGTTCTTCAGGTTCAAGTGGTGTAACCGTAAGTGGAACAAGTGGTTCTTCAGGTTCAAGTGGTTCAAGTGGTTCGTCAGGTTCAAGTGGTGTAACCGTAAGTGGAACAAGTGGTTCAAGTGGTTCAAGTGGTGTAACCGTAAGTGGAACAAGTGGTTCTTCAGGTTCAAGTGGTTCAAGTGGTGTAACCGTAAGTGGAACAAGTGGTTCTTCAGGTTCAAGTGGTGTAACCGTAAGTGGAACAAGTGGTTCAAGTGGTTCAAGTGGTTCAAGTGGTTCGTCAGGTTCAAGCGGTTCAAGTGGTGTAACCGTAAGTGGAACAAGTGGTTCTTCAGGTGCAAGTGGTTCGTCAGGTTCAAGCGGTTCAAGTGGTTCAAGTGGTGTAACCGTAAGTGGAACAAGTGGTTCAAGTGGTTCAAGTGGTTCGTCAGGTTCAAGTGGTTCAAGTGGTTCAAGTGGTGTAACCGTAAGTGGCTCAAGTGGTTCAAGTGGTTCAAGTGGTTCTTCAGGTTCAAGTGGTTCAAGTGGTGTAACCGTAAGTGGTTCAAGTGGTTCAAGCGGTTCCAGTGGCTCAAGTGGTTCAAGTGGTTCAAGTGGTGTAATATCATTAGCTACAGATGCTAATAATAGAGTTATAACTTCGGATGGAGACGGAACTGGTACAGCTGAACCAAATATGACATTTGATGGTAGTTCTGTAATATTTAAAGTAGGTGACCATACAACAGCCGGTAATAACACATACATGAGTTTATCAGATGCTGGTGGTGGTATAGAATTATCTACAGTTGGTGTAGGTTCACTCGGTGATATGAGAGGTTACTCACTTGGTACGTATCTATCTATTGATGATGTTAACGAAGTAACAAGATTACAATCTGAAGGTAATATATTCCTTGGTGATGATGACTGGGTTGGATATGGTAATGGTACACATATACAAATTGATGATGATGCTCAACAAATTAGTATGAGTGCAGCTAGTGGAGTTATAATAAGTTCATTATCTACTGGTGGTACTATTGATGTACACGCGTCTGGAACTGGTCATTTAATAATGGGTGTTTCTGATGTAAGATTAAAGAAAGAAATTAATACTATATCACAATCACTTGACACAATTAAAGAATTACGTGGTGTAACTTATAAATGGAAGACCGAAGAAGAAGGTAATACAAGGAATGCAGATAATACTAATGATAGAACAGAATATGGATTTATTGCACAAGAAATTACAGGTTCACAAGCACATAAAGTAAGTTTTGAAGACCAAGAAGGTTTCTATGGTGTTAATAAGACTCATATAATTCCAATATTGGTAGAGGCTATTAAGGAATTAGAAGCTAGAGTAGTAGGTTTAGAAGAAGAGTTAAAAAATAAATAATACTTTTAGTGTTAAAATTAGATACTTATTGTTAGTTATATAACTGTTATAAGGAGAATAAAATGGCAGATACTATTAAATTTTCTGAAGATGAAATGAAAAAGTTACAAGAACTTCAAACTTCATATCAGAGTAAAACTATTGAATTTGGACAATTACGTGTTCAGAGTATATTGTTGAAGCAACAATTAGATGCATTAGAACAACAAGAAGCACAAATGGAAGTTGATTATGCTAATATACAAAAGAATGAACGTGATTTAGTTGACGAATTAAATAAAAAATATGGGCCTGGTTCATTAGACCCAACTACTGGTACTTTTACACCAATAGAACAACCACCACAAACCGAAAAATAATAAAATCTTACATATAATCGTTTCAAGTTTTTGTTGACTATTTATATCTAAGAATATGTTATATATTCGCATGCGTAAATTAAAACTAATTAATTAGGAGAAATATAATGGCCGAAAGAATCGTAAGTCCTGGTGTATTTACTCGTGAGAAAGACCTTTCATTTTTACCACAAGCTATTGGGGAAATTGGAGCGGCAATAATTGGGCCTACCGTTAAAGGGCCTGCTTTTGTTCCTACAGTTGTTCGCAATTTTAATGAATTTGTGGATATATTTGGGGATGTCACGAAGAATTATTATACACCTTATACCGTAGAACAATATCTACGGAGTGCTGGTACGGTTACTATCGTCAGAGTTCTCGGAGAAGATGGGTATTCAAATGATATTATTAAACTATATGCTATATCTGGAGCAGATGCGGCAACTGGTGTTACACACTCGTTAGCGTATCTCGCACCGTCACAAGGTGATTTTAGTGGAGCAGGAGATTTATCAACATCAACTATTACTGGTGGTGATGTTACTTCAACTGATTCAACATTGACTGTGAATGGTACAGATACAGTTTCATATAGTGTAACTTTATCATTTGATACAGGAAGTGCTAATTACATTGAAAATGTATTTAGTACTGATGCTCAAACTCAAACGGGAGCTGGCGGAATTACTGTTCCAGTTTACTTATATGCTAATTTTAAAAACGCACAATCAACAACGAACTGGATTGGTTCAGGCTCATCGGCCGAATCACCCAGTGTTTCTGCTTCTATAGATACTATAGATTTTGCCAGTACTGATTACTCAAATGCTAGTTCACCAACTGTACAATCACAATTGATTAATAATGCACGTTTTAATCTATTTAAGGTTAATACTCGTTCACATGGTTCAAATGTAAACGATGATGTGTTTGTGGTTGTTTCTAATGTGAAAGCGGCTGGTAGTATTGCTGGTTCAGACTATGGTTCATTTAGTATTGGAGTTCATAATGTTGATGATGGGGCGTTAATAGAATCTTGGCATAATTTAAATTTTGATGCGTCAAGTACTAACTATTTACCAAGAGTTGTTGGTGATAGATATGTAACTATAGACTCAGCTGGGAAACTCACATATAATGGAGATTGGCCAAATATGTCCAATCATATTTATATTAGTGATTATTCTGGTCTTGAGTTCGCACCAAAGTCTGTAGTACCGATGGGTCACTCAGCAATATCAAATACTGTTCCAGGTACAACTGGAGTTGATGCTGCTAAATTGGTGACTTCACAAACTAATGAAACATTAGAGTTTGACGCAACAGTTCCATATGGATTTGACTTTAATTATTGGTATACATACAATGATAATGGAAAAGCCTGGGACAATGTTGCTTACTTAGCTCCAATACCAATAAGTGCTGGAACTGGTAATAATGCTACAATGTCATTAGAAAACATGAGTGGACATCCATCGGCATCATCTACAAATGGATATGCTACAGGTTCAGATAAAATTACATTGGCCGATTCACATATTAGTCAACGTAAGTTCGCTTTACCACTACAAGGTGGTTTTGATGGAATGAATCCCGCAACACCAAAGAATACTGGTGCTAACATACTAAATACAAATGTGATGGGATTTGATTGTTCATCTGCTACAACTATGGGAACTACTGTTTACAAGAAAGCTATTAATGCTGTAAGTAATCCTGATGAGTTCGATATCAATTTGTTAGTAACACCTGGTATCGTACATGGTCTACATAGTAAAGTTAGTGCTAGAGCTATGAATATGTGTGAAGAACGTGGTGATGCATTTTATGTTATGGATGCTTCTATACATGGTGAAAGTATCTCTACTATAACAAGTCGTGTATCTACATTAGATACTAATTACGCGGCTGTTTATTACCCTTGGGTAAAAATAGTAGATTCTGGTACATCATTACCTGTATGGGTTCCGCCTTCAGTTGTGTTACCTGGTGTTATTGCATACACAGACCAAGTAGCTCATGAATGGTTCGCTCCAGCTGGATTGAATCGTGGTGGTTTAACAACCGTACTTGAAGCTCAAACGAGATTAACTCACGCAGAACGTGATGACCTTTATGAAGATAGGGTTAACCCAATTGCTTCATTCCCAGGTCAAGGTGTTTGTGTTTGGGGTCAGAAGACCTTACAAGCTAAACCATCGGCGTTGGATAGAGTAAATGTACGTAGATTGCTAATTAGATTAAAGAAGTTTATTGCTTCTTCTTCAAGATACCTTGTGTTCGAACAGAATACTGCTGGAACACGTAATCGTTTCTTGAATATTGTTAATCCTTTCTTGGATTCAGTACAAGCTAATAGTGGATTGAGTGCGTTTAGAGTTGTCATGGATGAATCTAACAACACACCAGATGTTGTTGATAGAAATCGTCTTGTTGGACAAATCTATATTCAACCTACGAGAACTGCTGAGTTTATTGTTCTTGATTTTGTTGTACTTCCTACGGGAGCTACGTTTCCAGAATAAGTAAATAAGTTAAAACTTAAAACCCCTCATTTTGAGGGGTTTTTTGTTTATATGATATTTATTATTGATGTTAGATGAAATACATTTTTAGAAGTAGATGATATTTATATATAAGAAATTTAATTAATTTGGAGATAATAAAATGGCTGAATTACTCGACCCTTCAGAAATAATGTTCACTCCGTTTGAACCAAAAACGAAGAATCGTTATATCCTTTATGTTGAAGGTATTCCCGCGTATTTAATTAAGACTGCCAATAGACCGAGTATTACGTTTGAGGAAGTTGAATTAAATCATATTAATGTTAAAAGATTTGTAAAAGGTAAAGGTTCGTGGGAGCCAATTGAAATTACTTTATATGACCCAGTTGTTCCAAGTGGTGCACAAGCTGTTATGGAATGGGTAAGATTACATAAAGAATCTGTAACTGGACGTGATGGATATTCTGATTTTTATAAGAAAGATATTACAATTAATATGTTAGGTCCTGTTGGAGATAAGATAGAAGAATGGACTTTAAAAGGTGCATTTATTGTATCAGCCGCATTTAACGATTTAGATTGGGCAGCTAGTGACCCAGCCGAGATTACATTAAGTCTTCGTTACGATTACGCAATATTACAGTTTTAATTATTTTATTGGTGGAAGAGAGGGAAGTTTGTGGTGGACTTCCCTTTTTTATTGAAGGTTTTTAGTATTACATATCTATTTATTAAAAAGAGTTTTATTTAATTAGTTTTATTAAACAAGGAGAAATCATGGCGAAACAAGAAAAGCCTAAATTTCCAACTGAAGTTGTAACTTTACCATCTAAAGGTAACTTCTATCCAGAAGAACATCCTTTATCAAGTGGGGAAGTTGAAGTCAAATATATGACTGCTAAAGAAGAGGACATACTAACGTCACAAAATCTTATTAAACAAGGTAAAGTGATTGATGTATTGTTAGAATCTTTAGTAGTTGGTGATTTTAACATGGATGATATGTTCATCGGTGATAAGAATGCCGTTATGATAGCTTCTCGTGTTCTTGGATATGGTAAAGAATACACTTTTGAGTTGGAAGACCCAGCAACTGGAGAAAAAGAATCACATACGTTAGATTTGACTACTCTTGAACATAAAGATGTAGATTTTGACGCAGCTACTTTTGAATTTGAATTACCTTTTTCTAAAAGAGTGTTAGGATATAAGTTTTTAACACAAGGTGATGAAAAAGAAATTACAGCCGAACTTAAAGCTTTACGTAAGGTGGTTAAGAAAACAGGAGTTGAATCCGAAGTAACTACACGATTAAAAAAAGTTATTACATCTATAGATGGTGATAAAAATGTCGCAACTATTAATAACTTTGTCAACAATGAATTTTTGTCTCGTGATTCGAAAGAATTTAGAGACCATCTCATGTCTGTAACACCCGATGTAGACTTGGATATCATTATTGATTTTTCTTCAGGTGAGGAGGTAGAAATCACCGTCCCTATGACGGTAGAGTTTTTTTGGCCTAAAGCCGGAAAATAAACCCCAAATACACGAACAAATATTTCAAATAGTATTTCATGGTAAAGGTGGCTTTACCTATGACGCAGTCTATACTATGCCTACTTGGCTTCGTAGATTCTATTTCTTAAAAATGCAAGAGTTTTATAAGAAAGAAAAAGCTGAATACGATAAAGCTAATAAAAAGAGTGTATCCCGCCCACCATCTCGTAAACGATAGAGTAAATTTTATATTTTCTGATATTTATTATTGATAAATTCCCATAACAAACCGTTTTAATCAGGAGTTAAATATAATGGAAAATATTAATGATGTTAAGAAAATAGCACGAAAATTTCTTAAAAAACCAAAAGTTNTTCAAATGAGAGATACCATACAAGTTATTGCAATAAGTGGTGCGTATATGAATTTGAAACACACCAAACGTGGTGGTGAATACGAAATAACAGACCCAAATGATAATCTTATAGGTGGTGGTGACTACGACTCAGTATTAGAACCATTCGCCGAATTCAAAGACCTACTTCGTTCCCTTAAATTAGAAAGTATAAAACCAGTGGTTGAAAGAGACCAACGAGTATTCTATGAAGGTATTATTAATACCTTGTTTGGTAGAGTAAGTGCTGGTGCTAAACCAAGGGATGTAGTTAAAGGTGCTACAAAGAGTCATCCAGAATTAAAAGGTTTAGAAAAAGAAATTGAAAAAGATTTGGAACAATTAAGAAAAGACCAAGAGGATTTACATAAAAAATGGAAAAAACTTGGTAAAAGTAAAGTTTGGTAATAAATTGGAATTAACTAATGCCTAAAAGACCAGCTCAATTTACAGAAGAAGATAATCAAGCTTTAGAAAAGAAGCTTAAATTAAGAAAGGCTCTTAATAAAGAAGAGAACCAAGGGCTCCTTACTGCCAAGGACAGACAACAATTAGAAAAAGATGTAGGTAAACTTTACGAAAAAAGAAATAAACACAATATACAAGCAACAGCGGAACTTGAAAAAGGAGAAAAAGTATTAGAACAAGGTAATAAGGCGTTAGACACTGGTATTGACTTAACAAAAAAATTAGCAAAAATGGGTAAATCAGCGGCCGTTGGAGCGGCAAATTTGAATGCACAAATGGAGGGAGTAGCCGATGTAAGTGGTACTGCAGTTGATTTTCAAACAGACATATCGTCACTTTTAATAGAACAAATAGATAATTCAAGTAGGTTAAATGAATCTCAAATGGCTATTGGTACGGCCGCATTTGAAGCAGTAGATTTTGGTGGTCAAGCGAAAAAACTTGCTGAAGAAAAAATTAAAATAATGTCTGGTCAATATGATTTGACAGCAGATGAACAAAAATTAGCTCTTGAAACTCTTAATACCGCCGAACGAAGATTAGAGGTACAGAAAAAAATAGCTAAAGCACAAGAACTACAACATGACGCCACAAAGAACCTTGGGGCAGGTATGAAAGCTTTGAATGCCCAAGCCATGGCATTCGGAGCTCAATTAAAAGCTATAGCTATGAATCCAGTTATGGCTCTTGGTGCTGGGTTATTGTTAGCTGGTAAGTATCTATATGATATGTTTAAAGGGGCAATGGAACTTAAATCAGAATTAGGTATTAGTGATGAAGCGGCCGCCGGTTTACAGATGCAAATATCGGAAACAGCCGCGGCATTTAAAATGGCAGGAGTTGAGGCCGGAGATGTAAAGGACGCGGCTCTTGGATTGATGGATAACTTTGGTGGAGTTAATGCAGTAACACCAGAATTGTTAAGTGGTATGGCTAAGATGAAAGCCGAATTGGGTGTAAGTGGAACTAATGCGGCTAACTTAATGGTAGCGATGAAAGCTACTGGTGCCGCGTCAGAAGAAGCGGCATTTGAAATGGCAAAAACTGTTGGTCATTTAGCTCAAGCCGAGGGTGTAGCACCAGGTCAAGTTATGCAGGATTTAGCTCAAAATACTGAAGCGTTTGCTTCGTTCGCTAAAGATGGTGGTTTGAATGTCGCTAAAGCGGCTATACAAGCAAAGAAACTTGGTATTAACTTTGATACATCGGTTAAGATAGCAGATAACTTATTAAATTTTGAATCGAGTATTCAATCACAAATGGAAGCCGAAATTCTACTTGGTAGACAATTAAATCTTGATAAAGCTCGTTCAATGGCACTTTCTGGTGATATGGAGGGTTTACAAAAAGAAATATTAAAAAATGTAGGTACTGAAGCAGAATTTAATGCAATGAACGTTCTTCAAAGACGGGCGTTAGCACAGTCTATTGGTGTTAGTGTTACTGAATTATCTAAGATGGTAGCTAATCAATCCAATCTTAACAAACAAACAAAATCACAAGCCGCTACAGCAAAAGGAATGGCTTATGTAATGAAGTTAATCAGAGACCTTGGTCAAGATTTATTAGAAGTATGGCAAGTATTAAAACCAATACTTATGGTAGCGTTATTACCAATTGGAATTGCTGTATTTGCAGTAGTAAAATTAATAAGTGGATTAGCTTCAATAATTACGGCTATGAATGAATTTGGCAATATTGGTACTTGGATACTTGGTATATTTACAAGTATGTGGCTTTTGAGTAAACTTACTGGTAAAACACAAATACTTGACGCTACAAAAACTGCCGCGATAGAAGCCGCAAGATGGTTAGCCGCAAAGTTACATATGACTGGAGCGGCAAAGTACGCTAAAGATTTAGCAGGGGCGGCCGCCAAGAGAGGTAAAGACCTTGTTGGAGGCGTAACAGGTAAAATTAAAGATAAAATGAAAATGCCTAAACTACCAGATAAAACTCCAGGTACGGATAGTAATCCACTTAAATTTGTAGAAAAAATTAACCCAACGAAAGTATTAGCGGGGGCCGCGGCTATGTTGATTGTTGCAGCGGCGTTATTTGTTACTGCTAAAGCTCTACAAGAGTTTGGAAGTGTTGAATGGAGTTCATTAGCTAAGGCTGGTGTCGCTTTACTTGGATTAGTATTAGTGTTAGTAGCTATTGGAGCGTTAATGATGAGTGGTGTTGGTGCTCTTGCTATAATAGCGGGTGCGGCCGCCATGTTAATTATGGCCGCGGCATTACTTGTATTAGGATACGCTATACAAGCGATAGGAACTGGTTTTGGAATGTTAGCGGAAGGTCTTACATCTTTTACACCAATATTGTCTACATTAGTTCCATTAGCTAGTGGAATATTTGTTTTAGCTGGTGCGTTTGGTGCATTAGGAATGGGAATGGGTTTGTTAGCCATTGGAGCGTTAGCCTTGTTACCTGCTTTACCTGTATTACTTGCTTTAGGTAGTATTGGAATGTTAGGTCAAATGTTATTAGGTGGTGGAGAAGAAGCTGGAGCAGAATCTGAAGCGGCTATGAATGTCACGGATATGACTTTAACAAATGAGAAATTAGATGGAATTAAAACTGCTATAGATACTTTAAATGTTGCTAATACAGATTTAATGAATACTTTAACTGGTAAAGTTAAAGGATTAGCCGAGGGTGGAGTGTAATATGGGATTAGTTAATTTAACAAGTGACTTAGCCGTTGGAGCTGGAACAGCATTAGGTTCTCCTACTGGTAATAATTTAGGTCAACCAACATCGTTGGGTGGATATTCACATCCTGGACCAGTAGATTATTTCCCAAATCTTAACGCAACAGGATTTACTCTTAACTTTAGTGGGCCACCAACACTATTTACTATGAATGGTATTCCAGAAGTAGTTGATACAAATCCAATTGGTAGACACACGGCAGGGATAGAACCTATACTTTTTATTAATAGTGACGCTTCATTATTTAATTCGGAATTAGATAATTTAAATCCATTTAATTTATCAGATATATTATCAATTACAAGACCAGATAATAATCCATTTAATTTATCAGATATAACTTCACTTGAAAGACCAGAAATGGTTGAGTGGTTTAATGTTACAACAGATAATAGTCCAAATATGAGTAGAAGTCCACGACAACCATTTAACTTTCCAACTTTAGAAACTCCAGACGCATATCAATATTATTCTGCTAATGGTAAGGTAGAAAGTGAATTGGAAAAAGCTAAATTTAGAAAAGGACAATATGATAAATTACCATATAGAGATAATAATGTTATAGGATTTGACCAACCATTTATTATAAAAGAAATTGGTAATAAAGCAGGACTTGATGCTGTTAGTGGTGTACCAGGACTTGGTATGGTAAGTACAATGATTGGTAGAACAGTTGATGATGTTAAAAGAATAGGAAAATTTATACTTACACCACAAGGTCTTACTTTTGGTGTTAAACAATTTTTATTTTATAAATTAAATCCATTTGAACATACACGACAATGGAATCCACTTGGATTAGTATCTATTGTACCAATGGTACATGCAGAAAGTCATGGTTCGATGAGTAATTCATTAACTGCGGCATTAGAACCTATAGGGCCACTAATAGATAAATTAAAGGGTGTTGCTGGTAAAGCTGGAGAAGCGGGTGCATCAGCCGCAGGAGCCGCGTTAGAGTTCTTAGGAGGAGCCGCTAAGAGTACTATTAATTTTACAGGTGATGCTGTTAATTTCGGTAAAGAGNCGTTTNCCGCTGGGTCGAAAACAATTGCACCAATACTTGAAAGATTTCGTACATACTTTCCACATCACGAACAACGAGCTAAACTTGAAGTACCAACAGATATCTTACAAACTGAATCCGATGGATTTAAAATTGATTGGACTAAGATTAAAACTTCTACTAAGAATATATGGAGTAAAGGTAAGAATATAACTTCTACAGTTGGTAAAGGAGCATTGAGTGTTGGTAAATCAGTTTACGCCGGAGTTGGATGGGTAGGTGGTCATTTAAATGAGATGGATTGGGCTAGAGATTTACATAGTGGGCCATATACAAGATATCAAGATTCATTAGCGTTGGTTATGAGTGGTAAAGCTCAAGGGCCAGGTCTTATATGGAAAAATGCAGACGATGAGGATTTAAAGAGTGGTGCAATTGGTAATGATGATACACAATTATTATTTTGGAGTAATTTGTGGGGAACTGATATAGAGACGGATGATTGGGATAATAGTTCTATTGGTACAAATATTGGTAAGTATCATCCTATGTCTAAGTGGCCTGATAATAGAGAAGATAGTAATGGTATGTCAGTATTACTTGCTCGTGGTATGATGTGGAAACATCATCCAAATAGTGATACTGGTAAATCTAATCCAGTTGAGAGGTGGCCATCACTATTAGTAAATCAAGCTAGATATTTTAGTATAACAGATTCAAAAATGAACGCTGTACCAGAATGGTCACGACCAAGTGATGTTATAAAACCAATAGTTGATGAAGGTGACGTACAAAGACTTTTAATACCACAACCACCAAGTGTTATAACTGATAGAGACCCTATTAGAAATTATGCTATGTCAGCGTATGGTGATTTACCAGGTGAAACTAATGTAAGAGATGATGTTATATATGAGAAAACTTTAAAAACTCCTGCAGAATCAAAGGTTTCTAAAACTGAGAATTTAGATAGTGATGAAAAGAATAGAGAACTTAGAAATCGTGGTAAAGAGATAATGTATTCAGTTGGACAACCTGGTACACCAGGTATTTTACCAGTTTGGGATAAGAATATAAAAGGTTTAATAAAAAAAGGTCATACTGGAAAATACGCAAATGAATTGACAGATAAAGTTAATATGACACCATATGGTACAAATTCTGATTTAGATTTTATACCATTTAAATTTAAAGATTTAGTTAATGAGAAATATATAGTATTTAGAGCAACATTGGAAGGTATTAGTGATACTATATCACCAAGTTGGAATGAATCACAATATATAGGTAGACCAGATAAAGTTTATACATATGGTGGAGCTGATAGAGCTATAGGATTTTCTTTTAAGGTATTTCCTAATACAAAACAAGAAATGATTCCGTTGTGGGATAAAGTTAATTATCTTATGGGTCTTGGATATCCANCTTGGAAACAAGGTGGTGAAACTGGTGGTCGTTTAATGACACCACCATTTGTTGAATTAACTATTGGTAATTTATATAAAGATACACCAGGTTTAATAGATAATATTGGTGTAACTGTAGAAGATAGTGGTGGTTGGGATATAGATGAACCATTACAATTACCTAAATTTTTAACAATACAAATAGGGTTTAAATTTATTGGAAATTATGCGTTATCAATGACAGGTAAACACTTTAGTTTACCTTGGATGGATGGTACTAAACCATATGAAAACTTTTTAACAGACCCATCTAATAATGAAAATAACCCACCTGTTGATGCATCAGGAACAAATATAACGAAGGTAATGACTCAAAATGAATAGATACTCATATACTAAAGTAAAAAAAGATAAGAATGGAGTTCGTAGTCTTAAAATAACGAGATACCCAGAAATATTAGTTAGGGATACTGATACATTTCATTTTGCTCGAGATTTTGAAAGATTTGATTGGTTAGCAAACAAATATTATAATGACTCAACACTTTGGTGGATTCTTGCAAAAGCTAATGGTTATTCACATGAATCAAGACCAAAGGTCGGTGATAAAATTCGTATACCGAGAGATATAAATTCTATATTACAAGAATTTCACAGATTAAACAAATAGGACTTAGGTTATGTTAAACCTTTCTGAGATACATCCAGACGTTAGGAGAACATTACATGAAATGGAGAATGCTCTTGCGAGAGACGTTTCACCTAATACTGGGCAAGCTGATGTTGGTAAAGCAATAAAAGATACTTATGCTAAATCATCATGGGTTAGGATGTTTTCACCAATAGATTCTACTTTGGAATATGTTTATTATACTGAAAAAGACAAAGAAACACTGCCTGATGGGAAAAATATTGGTGATATTAAAGTTGATATAAAATTTGATGATGATGGTAAAATAATTTCACAACAGGTAGTAACACAAAATAATCCACGAGGTGGTATGGATACTGTTTGTATAATGGGTGGTGAATTAATGAAGGAAGGTGAAGGAACAAATACAACATTTAAACATCTAAGTGGTTTTAGAGAAATGTATGATAGAAGTTTATTTGATAAAGGTGGGGATGGTTATACAGATAAAGCTGGAAATAACGTTATGTTTCGCGAGGATAGGTTTAGACCATTACCAGGTATTACTTCTGTTAGTGTTGAATTTGCAGGTTCTACTAAAGCAATTAGAAACGCTACAGTAAATTGGGTTTGTCATTCATATACTGATATAGGAAGATTAACACCACACTTTTTAGNACATGGTAAACCAGTTGTTTTAGAATGGGGTTGGAGTAGTGTAGGTGATTTTTCCGATGTGACATTTTTTAGTAAAAAAGATATAAAAGATGGTACGGCATATGAAGAAATTCAAGATATGATATGGAAGAATAAAGGTAAGTATGATGCTATGGCTGGTCTTATTAAGAATTTTGAATGGAAGACTCGCGATGATGGTGGATTTGATTGTACTACGGAAATTACTTCAATGGGTGTTAATACTTTAGGACAACAAACAAAAAGTGAAATAGCTCCAGCCGCTGATGGTAGTGGTAGAACACCTGAGGGTGCCGGGAAAAAGGAGAGCGGAAAAATAACAGATAATAAAAGTTATGCTCCAACACTTGAACAATTTGTAGAACAATTAGATAATGAGATAGAAGGTTTAGTTACAACACCAGGAAAGTTATGGGGCACAAATCCATTACCACCAGCAAAACAACCAGCTGGTATATTGAGACCTAAACTCGAACAAGGTGGAAATCAAGTTGTAGGCCCATATGTATCGTGGGGTTGGATGGAAGATAATATTTTAAGTAAATTTTTAGGAAAAGTAAATACAGATGGTAAATTACTTTCAACATTTAGAAGTCTTGTACCTATGATGGAAGGTGGAAAACCAAAATTAGTTGGTGAGACAAATAGGTGGAGATGGGAATCTGTTAAAATATGTAATCATGAACATTTACTTACTTCAAATCCACAAAAATTTATTTTTCTTGGTCAATGGTTTCATCAAAGTAATATGGATTATTCTAATTTAGATTATGATACTTATAGGACTCGTGAATTAAGAAAGTATTTAGAAGACGCGGCAGATGATAAAGGTTTCTCTAATTTTGCAGTTCCAGATGACCCTACATCTGGATATTTAAGAAATATTATAATACATTGGGAAGTAATAAAACAAGCTTTTACAGGAATAACTTCTGTAGAAAGTGGTATGCAAAATATGTTCAATCAATTAAATGAAGAATATGGTATTTGGAAATTAAAAGTTACTGATGCAACTTTTCCAAGTAAAATACATGGTGTTGGTCGAGTTATGGTTACTGATGAAAATTATAGTGAAAATAAAGTTGTAGATTTATTAGGTTCAGGCCCTGACGGTGTAAGTAGATTAGTAGATGGAAATGTAGAGGGGAAATTATTTGTTTTTAATGTTATGAATGAAAAAAGTCTTGTAAAAGGACATAGTTTAACAGCTAAATTACCAAGTTCTATGCAAACAGCGGCTATGTTTGGAGCAAATAGTAAAGGTAACGCACCATCCGTTGCTGGAAACCCATCGTCTATTAGATATGGTAAATCAATTGGTAAACATCCAGATAAATCACTTGGTGATATGAAAATGGCATGGGAATATGGAACTTTTGGATATAACGGTGATAGATTTACGTATGATGACCCAGATGGGACAGCAATAACAATGGATGCAAATTTTGGATTATCGTTAACAAGTGGGCCAGAATTATTGATAACGGCCGTATTAGGGGATGGAACGGCAGATAATAACCGTGAGGCTACTGAAGAACAAGCTCGTCAAGAAATGCTTGACCGAGAAAAAAAGAGAAAAGAACAAGAAACGGTATTCTATAGTAATATAGACGCTATAAAAGGTATTAAAGAAGGTGCTATAAAAGATGGTGATGTTCATAATAAGATTTATACAGGGAATTTTGATGAAAGAAAAATGTATGATGAATATGGAGCGTTAAAAACAGAAGGAGCATTTAAGTGGAATGAAATAATGAGAGCGATAATTACCACTGGTCCTACAGGTAGTTTAACAACAAGACCATTACTTATACCTTTAGAGATAGAAATTCAACTTACTGGGATAGGTGGTATTGTTCCTGGTAATGCTTTTACTACAAATTATTTACCACCAGAATATAATGGTTGGGTAGCGTTTCAAGCAATAGATATATCACATAGTATAGGAACTGATGGTTGGGTAACTACAATAAGAGGTTTAATGAGAATGGCCGAAAAGCCACCTGTATTAGAAGGTGAAATGATAGAACAGGTAGCAGAAGCTACTTCAACTACAGATAGTAAAACAATGCCTGTTATTGTTGATGTTCCTAAAGATGAAGTATTGACTGCAGAAATTACTACATTAGAAAAAGAAGTAGATACTGCAAATACGGAAGCTGAAATGCAAGAAGGTGGGGATGAAGAAGAAGTTGGTGATGAAGAAGAAGCTGGTGTAGCTATGATTCCAACTAAAGGTAAAACAAGAACTAATTTGGGTTTAAATCAAGAATTTACATTGGAGAGAAAGCCTCGAGCAGATTATAAACCAGCCCTTCCACCACCAAAAAGACCTAAAATATTAATACCAGGTGAAGAAGCAGAAATGGAAGGTGATGTAGAAATTGATAATACTGAAATGGACGCGTTATTAGCAGAACAAACTTTTGAAGAACCGGCACCGCCTCCACCGCCACCGCCTCCACCAACAATAAATACTCAGATACCAGCAACGTATGAATTCGAAAGAATATCTGAAACGTCTTCTGGTGAAGAATACACCAGTTCTTTTGTGTGGACAGTAGTATACGAGGCTGTTGAATATAGAACATTCTCAGACGGAAGTGTCAAAGAAACAAATAGAGCGACAGGACAAGAAACACGCCAAGACCGCTTGCAAGCTGACGTTGGTGCAAGACAAAAAGCTCTTGGAAAAGCTGGACATTGGCATTATACTTCAGATGGTAAAGTTAGGTAATATAGGAAAAATTTATGTCTAAAAGTACAAATCTTATAAAAAAATTAACCAAAATGTCTAACAGAATAGAAACTTATGCTGGAAAAACTGGTGTAAATGATTTTAAATATACTGATAAAGCGTGGGTTAGTCCAGATATACCATATCATATAATGTATATAACAGATGGAAGAGAAATATATGTTACTGGTGGTGATTTTGATGAATATAAATCTGAAGTTATAGTTAGGGTTGCTGGTAGAACAGATTTTAAAGAATATACAACAGCTAAAGATTTTGAACCTGGTTATGTACCAGTTCCTTTTAAACCAAAAGTTAAACCTTCTGATGTTAAAAAAGGATTTATTTGGCGTTCTTTTGTAAAAATGGCGTCTAATCCAGAAGCTGTAGCAATTGAGATTGACCCAAGTGGTTTTGGGAAAGTACCAGAAACTTATAAAAAAGTTAAAATTAAATGGTCAATTAAGGGTAAAAGAGAAAAAGTTGCGGCAGATAATATAGGTCAAATTGAAAAAGCCGATAAATTTGTTGAAGGAGTTTCGGATTTACCAATTACAGCGTTAGATGAATACAGATATTCACCAGAGTTAGGTAGAAAACAGATTTTAATAAAAAAGCTTGAAAGAATGACTAAGTATTAAACTATTTATTAACAAGTAAAGGTTATGTCAATGGTTATAGTTGAATCGCACAAAGAGTGGGAAAAATTCATGGTAGAGTTTGAAGAAAACGATTCCGTAGTTATTCCTATACAATGTGATGTAAATAAACATCCAATTGATACAGAATTATGCCTATTTTATATTAGGTTACTTAATGATTCTACGGATGAATATGTTTTACCATTTAAACATTCTGATACTATTAATTTAGATAACAAATATATTACATTAACTCGGACATCAAAAAATGTATATACTTATGATAAAAAGAAGTTATTACATTTTGTAAAGTGGGAGAATGTATGTGATATTCAATTGATGCATTATTTACGAAAAAATGAACCACTTATGATTGATGAAATAATAACTAATGCTCATCAACACTTTTATACTCGTTTTTATAAATTTTCTAATTTAAATTGTGTTGTTCCTGTATTGAAACACGTTGAGTGGTGTAGAGAAGTTGTTGATAAAATAAAAGTATCGGCTCTTGGTAAACAACCAACTTGTTATGAGACTTATAATTTTGATGTATTAGAAAGTTTACAATATATAGAACAACATGGTTTAATGACCAAAGATGGATTAGTTTATTCAGAGTATAATCCATATACAACAACTGGAAGACCATCAAATAGATTTGGTGGTACTAATTTTGCAGCGTTAAATAAAACTGATGGTAGTAGAGAAAAATATATTAGTAGATTTGATGGTGGAATGTTGGTTGAGATGGATTATGACGCATATCATTTAAGGTTGATTGGTGATGTGGTTGATTATAAATTTCCTAATGGTTCAGTACATAAACATATGGCAAAGTTTTATGGGTGTGATTATGAAGAAAGTAAAAAACTTTCATTTAAATATTTGTATGGTCATATTCCAATAGAAGTGGTTCAAATGAATCCATTTTTTGGTAAAGTTCATGATTATATAGAAAAGACTTGGAAG